AATACAACAGGAGGAGCAATAACAATGACACTTCCTGCTAGTGCAAGTGTAGGAGATACAATTAAAGTTGTTGATTATGCTAGAAAATTTGCAACAAATAAATTAACAATAAATCAAAATTCATTAAAATTTCAAAGTAATACAAGTCCTAATCCTGAATATAATACAGATGGACAAGCTATTACTTTAACTTATATAGATACTACACAAGGTTGGATTCCAACTGTTGATGATGATGTAACTAATGAAACACCACAAACATACTCTTTACAATATTTAGTTATTGCAGGAGGTGGTGCAGGTGGTGGAGGTCACAGGTCTGGAGGAGGAGGAGCAGGAGGATATAGAAATTCTTATGCTTCAGAAACTTCTGGTAGAAATTCTTCAACTGAAACACCTTGGTCTATAACTCCAGGAACAGTAGTTACAGTTACAGTAGGTGCTGGTGGTGCAGTTTCAAGTGGTGCAAATGGTGGCACAGGAGGAACTTCATCTATTGCAGCTAGTGGTCAAACTACAATTACTTCTCATGGAGGAGGTGGTGGTGGAGAATATCAAGCTAGTGCAGATGCAGGAACTTATGGTTCTGGTGGAGGTGCAGGACATCAAACTAATGCTGCAAACAATGGTTCAGATGGAACAGCAGGACAAGGATTTGATGGTGGAGATACTGCTTCAAATTCTATTCCACAAGGAGGAGCAGGTGGTGGTGCTTCGGCAAATGGTGGCACAGGAGGAGACACAAGTGCAACAAGTGGAGGAGCAGGTTTATCTTCTTCTATAACAGGTTCAGCAGTTACAAGAGCAGGTGGTGGAGGAGCAGGTGCTTATAGTACTGGTGGTCCTAGTGCAGGAGGAACAGGAGGAGGAGGACATGGAGGAACTGATGATTCTTCTGACCCTCATTCTGGAGTTAATTATAGTGGATATTATCATCCTACATCTGGAACAGATAATACTGGAAGTGGTGGTGGAGGAACTGCAGGTTCTTCTCAACCTACTACTTATGGTAGAGGTGGTTCTGGTGTAGTTATTTTAAGAGTACCAACAGCAGATTATTCTGGCACAACAAGTGGTTCACCAACAGTTTCAACAGTTGGTTCAGATAAAGTTTTAATATTTAACAGTTCAGGGAGTTATACAGCATAATGGCATTTTTTTGTAAAATAGATGAAAACAATATTGTAAAAAATATAGAAGTTGTTGATAACAATATAGCAACAACAGAAGAAGCAGGTATTGTTTTTTTAAAAGAATTACATGGACAACAATTTAATTATAAACAAATGGGTTCAGCACCATTTATATCTAATGGAGTTGAAACAACTAGAAACTATGGTGGAGTAAATTTTACTTATGACGAAAGTTTAAATATATTTATAGAACCAAAATTATATGATTCTTGGATATTAGATGAATCAACTGGTAGATATAATGCTCCTGTAGATTATCCTAATGATGGAAAAACTTATGAATGGAATGAGGAAACTACAAATTGGGAGGAGTCAGAATAGATGGCTTACATAGGACAAAATTTAGATAGATTTAGTAATGTAGAAAAGTTAGATGTTATAACTCCAAGTACTGCAACAGGTGCTGGTCCTTATAACTTAACTCAAAACAGTACAGCTTTTACACCAATTAATGCTAACTCATTAGTTATCTCAATTGATGGTGTAATTCAATATGGAAATTTTACAGTTAATAATGCTACTGTAACATTTGATTCAGCATTAAGTGATTCAAACACTTGTGATTTTATTTATCAAATGGGTATTGGTTTAATATCAACACCAGCAGATGATACAGTTACAACAGCTAAGTTAACAGATGATGCTGTAACTTATGCAAAGATACAAGATACTACTACTAATAATAGAGTATTAGGTGCAGTTACTGCAGGAACAGTTGGTGAAACTCAAGTTACTAATGATATGCTTTCTAATAATAGTATTACAATAAATGGTAGTGCTGTTAATTTAGGTGGAAGTGTAACAGTAGGAGAAACAAAACCTACTATTACATCTTCAAGTTTTACAATAGCACCTAGTGTTAGTTCTACTATTACAATAGTAGGAACAAATTTTGTTAGTGTTCCAATAGTAGAAGCAATAAGTTCAACAGGAGCTATTACAAGAGCTACTGCAGTTTCATTTACAAGTGCTACTTCTATTAATGCTACATTTAATTTAAGTAATGGAAGTTATTTTTTAAGAGTAGAAAACAATGATGGTAATGCTGTAAGAACATCTTCAGCAATATTAAGTGTATCTTCTGCTCCATCATGGACTACAAGTGCAGGTTCACTTGGAAGTTTTTCAGCAGGTTCTACAATATCAGGTTTAAATGTTGTAGCAACTTCAGATAGTAATGTAACAATAACTGAAGTTACTTCACCTTTAACATTAACAGGAAATACTGATACACCTGCATCTACAATGAATTTAGCTTTAAGTGGTACACCAGGAACAACTGCTACTTATACAATAAGTGGAACAGCTCCTACACCTACAAGTGAAACAACTTATAGTTTTGATTTAAGAGCAACTGATGTAGAATCACAAATTGCTAATAGAACTTTTAGTATAACAATATCAGTAGGTGCAACAGGTTCAGGAGGATTTAATTAATGGCATCATCACATTTAACAAGAACTTTAGACGCAACATCAGGAAGTGGCTACTCTCAAAAATGGACTTGGAGTGGTTGGGTTAAAAGAAGCTCCCTTGGTGAACTAGGTATTATGGGAAATCAAAGAAGCGATAATAATATTAATTCAAGATTTAAACTTTATTTTAGAAGTACTGATAGATTAGGTTGGGAATGTAAAGATAGTGGTGGTTCAGATGATAGCTCATTTGAAACTAATATGTTATTCAGAGATACTAATGCTTGGTATCATATAGTTTTTATTTATGATTCAGATAATAGTACAGAATCTGATAGAATGAAATGTTATGTAAATGGTAAAGATGTAAGAACTGAATTAGGTGGTTTTTCTTCTATAAATGAAGTTAGTTCTGGTTTTGGAACATTATGGTCAAGCTCTGTATACAATTATTTAGGAACATCAGGAAACAATAGTGGGAATACAGATTTACAATTTGATGGTTATATGTCACATTGTCATCTAACTTATGGTTATAGATATGAAGCATCAACATTTGGTGAATCAGATTCTAATGGAGTTTGGAAAATAAAAACTGACCCAAGTGTAACTTATGGTTCTCAAGGTTATTTTCTTTTAAAAAATAATGGTTCTGTTACAGACCAATCAGGTGAAGGAAATAATTATACTGCAACTGGAACTATAACAAATATGGTTGATAATCCAAGTAATGTTTTTTGTACTATGAACCCTTTAGATAATTATGAACAAGGTTCAACATTTTCAATTTGTAATACTAAACTTGAATGGAATACAAATAATAAAAATAACTTTGCAACTTTTGCAATGAATAAAGGTAAGTTCTACTGGGAAATGAAATATGCTAATAATTCAGGTGGTAGTGATGCTATGATAGGAATGTCATTAGCAGATACTAGACAAGGAGATGATTATCCAGGACATGATTCTACTGCTTGGTCTTACTATGCTTCTAATGGAAATAAATATCATAGTGGTGGTGCTTCTTATGGAGATAGTTATACAACTAACGATATTATTGGTGTAGCTTTTGATGCAGATACAAGAACACTTTGGTTTTCTAAAAATGGTACTTGGCAAAACTCAGCAACAATTTCTGAGATAGCAGCAGGAACAACTACTAATGCAGCTTGGACAGGTATGGGTGATGCAGGAGATTGGTTTATACCTTGTATGTCAGGATATGATGGAAACAAAGCAGAATTTAATTTTGGTAATGGATATTTTTCAACAACTGTTATTTCTTCTGAGGGAACTAATGCATCAGGAATTGGCAAGTTTGAATATGATGTTCCAAATAATTTTACAGCTCTTTGCACGAAAGGATTAAACGAATAATGGCTTATACAACTATAAAAAAATCTACAAATTATTTTGATACTAAACTTTATACTGGAACAGGTTCAAATATAACAGTTTCAGATATACCTTTTAATCCTGATTTTGTTTGGTTTAAAAAAAGAGATGGTTCTTCTGCATCAGAATTATATGACCAAACAAGAGGTGCAACTAAATATTTAATTTCAAATAGTAATGATGCCGAAGATACTAATGTTAATGGTTTAACAGCATTTGGTACTGGTGGTTGGACAATAGGTGGAAATGGTCTTGCACATAGTGGAACTATGGTAGCATGGAACTGGAAAGCAAATGGTGTAGGTTCAGCTAATACAGATGGTTCTATAAATACAACAGCTACTTCTGTAAATACAAGTGCAGGGATTAGTATTTGTAAATGGACAGGAACTGCAGCAAATGCTACTATAGGACATGGATTAGGAGCAACACCAGGTTTAATTTTTATAAAAAATTGTACTGCTGCTAGTAGAAACTGGGTAGTTTATCATAAATCTTTAGGTAATGGTGCTTATATGCATTTAGATTTAAATAATGCTTCATCTTCTTCTGGAGCTAGTTCTTATTTTAATTCTACTTCTCCAACAAATTCTGTTTTTTCTATAGGAGCAGATACAGATGTTAATGGAAGTGGAGATACAATGATTGCTTACTGTTTTGCAGATACAGTTGGCTTTAGTAAATTTTCAAGTTTTACTGGTAATGGTAATTTAGATGGTCCATTTTGTTACACAGGATTTAAACCTGCATTTGTAATAATAAAAAATACTATTACATCTTCAGATTGGAATATATATGATAATAGAAGAAGTACATCAGGTGGTTATAATGTTGTAGATTATACTATAGTAGCAAATTCTAATGCAGCAGAAGATACTGCTACAACATATAATGATATTGATATTTTATCTAATGGTTTTAAAATTAGAGAAGATAATGGAGATTGTAATGGTACTGGTCAAAAAATGGCTTATATTGCATTTGCAGCAGAACCTCTAGTTGGAGATAATCCAGCAACAGCTAGATAATGAATGGCAAAGGCAAAAGGATTATGGAATAAGGTTGCTCATGTTCCAATCAAGAAAGGAAGTTCACAAGGTCGTAGACCAAATACAAGCACAATGAATAAAAATAAAAGAAGAAGTTTTAAAAAATATAGAGGACAAGGAAGATAATGGCAAAGAAATCAGCAACAGAAGTTAAAATAGATTTTTTAGTTAGAGAAGTTAAAGAACTAAAATCTGAAACTAAATGTTTAAGAGCTGATATTAATAAAGGTAAAGGTGCCATATGGGTATTAATAATAATTTCAAGTATAGTAGGTGGAGTATATAATTACTTTAAATAGAATATGATAAAAAAAATTAAAAGAATCAGAAGAGCAACAGGTGATGAAGCTAGGAAATTTACAAGAATTCCTGAAGGTTCACAACCACAACAAGGTGGATTAGGAAAAAGAAATCAGTTTGCAGATAAATATGTAACTGAACAAATTAAATCTCCTGAACTTGCTGATGCTGCAAAACAATCTTATACACAACAAACAGTACAAGCTAATGAATTATTAGCAGGTTCACAACAAACAGCACCTACTGCTGTTGGAACTAAAACAATTACAGGTTCACAAATTGCAACACCGACAGCTTTAACTTCAACAGCAGGTGCAGGACCTACAAGTTTTACTACATCTACTATGACACCAACAAGTGGTACTGCTCAAACAGGAACTGCTCAAACAGGTACAGTAGGTACACAATCGCAAATAGGAACAGTTACTGGAACTTTATCTGGTACTGCTACTGGTGCTAGTGCTAATCCTACAACTTCGGCTGTAGCTGCAGCACAACAAGGACAATTATCAAGTGGAGCTTTAGCTGCAGTATTAAGTGGAACTGCTGCAACTGTTGCTGGACAAACAGCATCATTACCTGGAAATATTCAATCAGCTATTGCAAATAATCCAGCTACTGTTACTAAAGCAATAGTATCACAACCTACTGCAGTACAAGCACAAGTTGCTGCATTACCTACAGATGCTTTAGTATCTACTCAAATAACTTCTTTATTATCTGGTATTGATACTGGACAAATCCCTACATGGGCAAGAGGTGCAGTTGATAGTGTTGAAAAAAATTTAGCACAAAGAGGTTTAAGTAAATCTACAATTGGTAGAGATGCTTTAGTAAATGCAATTATTACATCTGCATTACCTATTGCTCAATCAAATGCAACAGCATTACAACAAAGAGCAGCACAGAATTTAACAAATGAACAACAAGCAGAAGTATTAACTGCTCAACAAAATTTTCAAACTCAGTTAGTTAATGCTGAAAATGATATGAAAGCACAAATGGCTACTGGTCAATTTGCTCAAGAGTTAACTAAACTTAATGCAATGAGTGAACAACAAAGTATTTTAGCTGGTGCTAAACAACAACAAGAAATAAGATTAGCAAACTTAGCTAACATACAACAAGCTGGTTTAACTCAAGGTCAATTAACTCAACAAATGGCTTTAGCTAATTTAAGTGCTAATCAACAAACAGCTTTAGCAAATGCTCAAACTACTGCAGGAATGGATGTTTTAAATTTAAACAATCAACAACAAACTGCAATATCTAATTCTAATTTATTTAGAACATTTGAATTACAAAATTTAAATAATGAACAACAAGCTACTATGCAAAATGCTGTACAAACAGCTACAATGGATATGCAAAATTTAACTAATGCTCAACAAAAAGCTGTTGTTAATGCTCAAGCATTTTTACAAATGGATATGGCAAACTTAACTAATTCACAACAAACTGAAGTATTAAATGCACAGAATAGACAACAAGCAATGTTAACTAATCAAGCTGCAGATAATGCTTCTGCTCAATTTAATGCAACAAGTCAGAATCAAACTAATCAATTTATGAATAGTTTATCTACTACTATTAGTCAACAAAATGCTGCAAGAAATGATGCAATGAACCAGTACAATATTACTGAAACAAATAGAATAGAAGCTTTAAATCAAGGTAATTCATTAGAAGCTGAAAGATTACAAGAAAGTTTAAATGCTGAAATAGAAAAATTTAATTCACAATTAAATTATAATAGAGATAATTTTAATACACAAAATTCAAATCTAATTGAACAATCAAATGTTACATGGAGAAGACAATTAAATCAAGCAAATACTGCAGGACAAAATGCAGTTAACCAAGCTAATGCAATGAATTCATTTAATATGAGTAACCAAGGTTTATCTTTTTTATGGCAAGAGATGAGAGATTCTGCTAAGTGGGAATATGAAGCAGCACAAAATGCACAAGAAAGACAAACTAATTTATCTATTGCTGCATTAGGGAATGAACAAGTTAGTGATGCAGCTAGAGCAAGTACTCTACAAAAATTAGGTGGATTTGGTTTAGATTTATTTAAAACAATTTTAACAAGAAGTTAAGGAGATAAAATAAAATGGGAAGTGTTTTTAAAGCAGCAAAAAAAGTAGCAAAAAGAATAACAAGACCTGTTAGTAAAATTACTAAAGGTATTGCTAGAGGTATTGCAAAAGTAGGTAAATCTGTTATGAGAGGTGTTGCTAAAATAAATAAAAAACTTGGACCACTAGGTATGATTGCTATGTCTGTAGCTATGCCATATGCTTTAGGAGGATTAAGTAATATGATAGGTAGAGCTGCTATGAGTGGAATTCATGGACCAACAGGACTTATGGGTTCTCAAAATTTATTTCTTAGAAGTATAGGTCAAGTTGGTAATGCTATTAGAACAGGTTATCAAGCTACAACTGGTGCTATTAGTAATACAATGAGTACTATTACAAAAAGTATATCTAATGGTTTTCAAAAATTTGCTGGAAACTTTAAAGGTCAGAATAATATTTTTTCTAGAATTTCTAAAGGTGCTAAAAATTTATTTAACCAATCTAAAACTACAATTAATAATTGGAAAAGTAAAATGAAATTTGGTAAAACAAAAGTAGATGGTAGTGTAGATGTATTTGGTATGAGAGGTAATGTACATGGCGAAGGACAAATTTGGAGTACAGTATCAAATGAACAAGCAGCAGGTATGCTTAAATCAGGAACAATTGATGGTACTATGCTTAGAGGACAATCAATAGGAAATACATTAAGTGGTGTAGATAGAATTGTAGCTGATAATATTAATGCTGCATGGGAAAGTAAAAATTTAGTAAATTATTCAGACAATGCTAAATTAGCATATAAAAATTATAAAGATTTGTACAAAATTAATAATGATGGTTTTTATCAAGCTGAACACATAGGAAATGCTATGAATAAAAATTTAACTATGTCTAATAATGCAGATGGATTAATAGATTTTAATTTTGCTAATAGTAAAGACTTTACATATTCACCTCAACATAATAAATATATTTTTAATAGTCAAGGTGAAACATTTAAAGTTAATGGACAATCAACATTAAAAAAGAAAACAAAAGATTGGATTACAAAGTCAGTAAAAAGTAAAGCTTATGATACAATAAAAAAATCTTTATTAAACCAAGATTTAAATATTGAAGCTCCACCAATTAATTATGCTATGATGGGTGCTATGCATACTGGTTCAACTCAAGGTCAAGATGCTAAGTGGAGTGGTACTGATTTAAAAGGTGCTTCACAAGGAAGTTTATTACATGGAAGTTTTTCTGCACAACAAATAGACCAAATTAATAATTACTACAGACATATGAATATATAGGATACTAATGCCATTTAAATCAAACAAACAAAGAAAATTTTTATTTGCAGAAAAACCAGATGTTGCTAAAAAATTTGTTGAACATTCAAAAAGAAAAACTTATAAACATGGTGGCTGTGTTACAATTATGATAGCTACCCCAATGAAGAAAGAAAAGAAAAAATAATGTCTCTTTATAAAAATATTAATGCTCGTAAAAAAGCTGGTATCTCAAGACCAAAAAGTAAAACAACAATAACAAAGAAAGCTTATGCTAATATGAAAGCAGGTTTTCCTAAAAAGAAAAAAGTATAATGGCTGAAAAAATAAAACAAACACAATTTGATAAAGTAGGTGTTAATCCTTTTTCTGCTCCTACACCTGGAGAATCTTTAACTACTCCTACAGATATGCCTAAAGCATGGGAAAGACCTCCACAATTTATAGACCAAGGTAATGCTATGGAAGCTGTCTATATGGAATTAACCGAGATAGATAATTTAAGAAAATTAATTGATTTAATTGATGAAGGAACTGCTTTAGATGAAATAGCACAAGTTGTTTTATATAAAGGATATAGTGAAGGTAAATGGACTCCTGATTTAATGATGTTATTAATTGAACCTACATTATATTTATTAATATCTATTGCTGATTATGCTGATATAAAAGATTATACTTTATATACTGGTGAAGAAACTGACCCTGATGCTGAAATTCATGGTGATGATGTTGAACCTGTAGATTTTGATGCAGATGAAAATGAAGATGAAGAAATTAAAACAGATAAAATGGCAGAACCAAAAGCTGAAAGTTTAGGTGAAAGTTTATTATCAAGAGTTGAAAGTGAACTACCAAGTAAAGTAGAGCAACTGAAAGGAGATATGTAATGGGATTTAATTGGATGGATGTTGCTAATTTAGCAGTTGGTGCTATTGATAGAGATAGAGAAATAACTAAAGAAGATTTAGCTATTCGTGCTGATGAATTAAAAGCAGAAAGAGATTCTCTTATTAGAAGAAAAGATGCAAAATATGATTATGAACTTAAAAAGTTTTATCAAGAAAAAGAAAAAGCTGATGAGATTAATTCATTAAATGCTGAAGCTGCAGCTTTTAATAAAGCTAATAAAGATACTGGTATAACTTTTGACCAAGATGAATATGCTGATAGATATTTAATGATTAAATTAGGTGTTGATAAATTTAATGCTTTATCTGATGAAAGAAAGAAAGTATTAAGAGCTGAGTTTGGTAGTACTAATAGAACATATGAGTTTGATGAAAACTATTTAACTAATTATGAAAATGAATTAGATAAAGAAAAGAAATTTATATTAAAAGATTATGCAAATCAATTAAGTGAAGCTAAAGGTGATAGTTTTTTAATTAATACTATTTTATCTAAAACTCCATGGAAGAAAAAAGAAACTACAGATAGTAAATTAATTACAGTAGAAGATAAAACTGATTCAGATAAAAAAGTTGAAACAGCAATACAAGAAATAGAATCTACAGATAATACAGATACTAAAGATAGTACAGATATTACAGATGAAAAAATATTATTATCAAAAAAAGTAAAAGTTAATACACCAGATAAAGAATATAATTCTAGATGGGAAAAAATGCAAGATGAAGCTGTATTTAAATTAAATAATGATAATGATACATTAAAATTTATAAATACAATGAATATTAGTGGAGCTGGTAATGAATTAAGTTTTAAATTTAATAAAACAGATAGTAAGATTGAAGGTATGCAACCAAATGCACAAGTTAATTTACTTGCAATTGAAGCTATGTTTAATGGAGTTAGAGATTCAAAAGATAATGCAACATATGCTTATAATAATATTTCTAAAGAACCAACTGATATTAAAAAATATTTTAGTCAAGATGCAATTTGGACAGCTACATCAAAAGCTATAAACAATGGAAGAGCAACAACTAACAAAGATAAAATTAGTAGTAATGGTAAAAATGCATATATCTTAACTACAATTGTTCCTTTATCAGTTGTTGATATAGATGGTGGATTACAATTAGGAGATGCTAAGTATCAAGTAGATGATAAATCAAAAATGAAAAGTATTAGTGTTGCTATGTCTAAATTTATTGATACAGAAGCAAGAAAAATTGATAATGATTTTTTAGATGGTCAAGGTAAAGTTGTTAAAATTTATACAGCTTTAATAGATGGTGATGCAAAAGTTGTTAATGATTTTAAAAATTACTTATATGCAAATGATAATAATATAAAAAAATTCTATGATGAAAATAAATCTACAACAGAAGGAGAAGTTAAAACAGGAAATGTAGATAAAACAATTGCACCTGATATAGTAGCAAATGAACAAGAAATTCAAAAAGATATTGCAGATAATAAAATAAGAACTGTTGTAGTTAATATTGATGGAGAAAAAAAAGAAGTTCCTTTAACAGAAAAAAATAAAGAAATATTAGATGCAAACAAAATAGATTACTCAGTTAAAGAAGATGTTACAGCAGGTGATGCTGCTATAGCTGAACAAATGAGTTCAATGTTAAGAAAAGATGAGAAAGGTGAAACAATTAAAATAACTCCTAAAGAAGTAGGATATAATAACAAACCAGTATTTGAAAGTATTGAAGAAGTACAAGCTATACTTCCAAATGATATGACAGGTGCAGAAATAAAAGAAAAATATGAAATTGCTTTTCCTCTTAATAACAAATCTGTATACAAATCTAAAAAGGTTAAATTTAAATCTACACCTTAATGAATAATGGCAGAATTAAATCAATTAAATCTTTCAAATTTAGAAGGAGTAACTCCTGTTATTACAGAAGAAAAACAAGTTTCTGTAACAGAAGAAACTCCATCTGAATCTTTAACTCTTTCTAATTTAGAATTTGTTAAACCTCTTCAAACTCAAACAGTACCAAAACAATTTGACCTTTCTAATTTAGAAGGTGTTAAAACCGATTACCCATCCATTGCTAAACAAACTGACACTACTTTAAGTAGTGAAGGTCCTGTTGTGCCTGATTCACAAATAAGTAATTGGGAAAGATTTGAATATGGTTGGGATAAAGAAACTATGGTTGTTGGTAATATGTTTAGAATTGGTAAAGCATATTTTCAAGACATATTAGATAAAGATAAAACTTTTAAAGATTATATATTAGAAAATGAAAGAAAAAGATTAGAAGCTTTAGATAAAGAACATTATAAATTTAGAGGTAGAGAAGATGATGGTGGATTAATAACTGCTGGTTCAGTTGCTTCAATGCTTTTAGACCCTTACTATTTAGTTGGTTATATAAATCCTATTAGTTTAAAAGCTATGACTAATCCTATTAGTTCAGCTACATTAAATGCTTTATTAATAGGTGGTGATGTAGTTATAGATAATATAGCTAAGACTGGTGAAGTAGATTGGAATAGTGTTGCTATATCTTCAGGAACTGCTGGTGCAATTGGTGCAGTAATTCCTATTGGTGGAAAAGTTTTAAGTAAGTATGCACCTAAATTAATTAAATCAGAATTAAAATTAGTAGAAGATTTTATAGAAAAAAAATTAGCTAAACAAAATAATCTTACTCAACCACAATTAAAAAAAATTAAAGCTGCTGCTAATACTAAAGAAGTTAAAGCACTTAGCAATGATATGGTTAAGTGGACTACTAACTTTGTTAGACCTATAGCAAATGAAACTAAAAAATTTAAAACATTAGAAAAAAAATTATTAGAACAAAGAGATTTATTAATTAAAATAAGAAAACTAAAAGGAAGAAAACAGCCAAAAGGTGATAAAGTTCCTGGAATGTTAAAGCAGGTTCCTCTTGGTAAACAAATTATTAATATTAGAAATAAAATTATTGAAGCTAAAAAAGCAAGTGAACTTGTTAAAAAAGATTTAATAGGTAAACAACAAGATAAATTAAAACAATGGTCAGAGTTAGTTGCTAAAAGACAAACAAAAATATTAGAAGCATTAAGAAAAGATGAAACAAAAATTGATTGGGCAGTAAGAGGTTTATTATCTGCTACAGTTAGACCACTTGTAGGTGCTGGTGCTGGTACAGTTGGTGGTATTTTATTTGGTGATGAAGAAACTGATTTAATGTATTGGGCTGCTGCTGGTGCAATGGCTGGTCAAATGCAAAAGATGATTCAAAGAAGTGCTAAGTTTGGAACTAATTTAGAAAAAGGAAAAATACTTGGACTAATAGATAGAGAAATGACACAACTAACTATGCAAAGAGTTAGAGATTTTATGTCAGCAACAAGTGCATCTAAATTAAATTCTTATGGTGGTGCTACTGAAAAAATTAGTAAGATGTTATTTAGAGAAGTTGATTCTCCAGTACAAGAAAAATCTGTTATAGCTGTTGCAGAACAAATGCAAAGATACTTTAATAGAAAAGCTTATGATATTACTAAAAATTATTCTGGTGCAGAATTAGCAGAAGCTAACTCTATTCTTAGAGGTAGACAAATAACAAAAGATACATCTGAAAGAGTAATAACATTATCAAAAAATGTTAGAAGTTATATAGATGAATTTAAAAATTTATCTGAATCAGCAGGATTTTTTCCAGCTAAAGAATTAGATAATTATTTTCCTAGAGTTTTAAATTGGGATGTTGTAAAAAAAGATGAGAAAGCTTTTATAAAAACAGTTAAAGAAATTTATGAAAGTTTAGGAATGAAAGGTACTGTTGCTTCAGGAGTTAATAAAGGTAAATTAAGGTCTCAAGTTGCAGCAGAAAATTATTTACATGGACATAGAACTTCTGGTGATAGTGTATTTAATTCTGCAGTATTAAAACAAATGTTTTCAGATTCTAAATCAGGTGTTTCTAAAGAAGGAAACAAATTTATTTACACTCCAGTTACAGACCATATTACACATAAAAGAGCATTACAAGGACCTTATAAAAAAGTTGAACAAATATTAGAAAACAAAGGTTACTTAGTAAATGATACTCGTAATATATTAAATAGTTTAACAAATGATTCAGTTAAATCAATTGCATTTGCTAGACAGTTTGGAACTAATGGAGAATTATTACAACCTTTATTTTTACAAATAAGAAATAAATATATAAACTCAGGATTACCAAGAGAAAAATATTTAAATGCTATGAATCAAGAAATGAAATTAGTAGCAAATAGTATTGATGCATATTTTGATAGATATGGTACAGCTATGACTGGTGCATCAAAATCAAGTGCAGCTCTTTTAGGAACATTAGGTAATTTAAATATGTTAGGTAGAGTTACTATTACATCATTAGGTGATTTAATTCAACCTTTTCAAAACTCTTCTAGTTGGAGAGCAATCATTAGAGGTTTTAAAGATACAGCACTTAGAGCTAAGAATGAAAAAGGATTAGCTAAATCTTTAAATCAAGATATAGATGATGGTATTAGACAAGCATTAATGAAGTCTGCTGGATTTGAAGGTAGAGATGTGTTAGTAAATAATGCTTGGGTTGGTATGTCTCCTTCACAAAAAGTTAACAATCTTGCATTTCAAGCATTAGGATTATCATGGTTAACTGGTTATGCTAGAAGATTTGCATATAATACTGGTGTTGCTGATGCATATTATTTATCTAAAACTTTAAATAAGTTAACTAAAACAGGATTAGATAATACTGGTAGAGCAAAAAGAATTAAATATTTTTTAAATAATAATTATGGTATATCTACTAACAAAGCTTTATCAATAGGTTCAGCTAAAAATTTAAATACTGCAATTAAAATTGCTGGAAACAAAGGTGCTATTAATGAAGCAGGAATTATAACAGCAAATAGAGATGCATTAATACCTCAAGTATCTAATAGATTATTATTTACACAAAGTAATAATCAATGGGTAAGATTAATGGGTCAGTTTTTATCATGGGCTATGGCTAAATCAGCACAGACAAATAAAATTTTAATGAGAATGGAAAATGGTAGTGCTAAAACTTTAGTTAAAACTTTAGCTGTATTACCTATATATAGTGGTGTTCAATCATTAAGAGAGTTAGCAAAGTATGGTGAAGTAGTAACTGATTATGATGCTAACAATAATAGATGGTGGGCTGAAGGTGCAAGACTATCAGGTATGTTTGGTTTCTTACCAGAGTTAATTGCTAATAGATTAATTGGACCAGGTTCAAGAGAACCATGGTATTTATTTCCACCTGCAGCACAAATAGCTTCTGCTCCTGTTGAAGCTGGTAAAGCAGCATGGGATGGAAATACTGATAGAGCAGTAAGAATTTTAAGTCAAAGATTTTTACCTTTACCTAATTGGAGAAATTGGATATCAAAATTATTTGCAGGACCAAAACCACCAGTATTTGATAGTACACTTGGTAGTCAAATTATGTTTGCTGAAGGTGGTGTAATAGATAGACAAAATTATTTAGTAGGTGGTGCTACTAAGTTAGCTACTAAGTTTGCAATTAAAAGAGGAAACACAGCTATTAACACAACAGTTGGTACTTATAAAAAAGTAAATAAAATTTTATCAGATAAAAAATTAAATAGTGTACATGATTTTGGTTCAGGTACAGGAGTTGGTACAAAACAATTTATAAATAAAAAAGTTACAAGTCATGAACCATTTGTTCCAGAAGAAAAAATTATTAAATCTGGTGGTAAGTTACCTACTTATCAAACTGCAGATGATGTATTAATGAATGAAGGAAAAAATTCTAAAGATGCTGTAGTAAATCTTAATGTATTAAATGTAATTGAAGACCCATTTGAAAGAGCTAATGTTGTTGCTCAAATAGGAGAATTAATTAATAATAAAGGTGTAGCAATTATAACTACTAGAGGTAAAGATGTTGCTACTCAAGCTAGTAAATCTAAAAATGCAATACCTCATTTAGATGGATGGTTGTTTGGTGCAGGTAGTAATAAAACTTTTCAAAAAGGTTTTAGTCAAAAAGAATTAGAAGAATATGTACAAGAAATTTTAGGAAAATTATTTAAGATAGAAAAGATTCCTAGTAAATATGGTATAGGTACATCTGGTGTTATGATAACTAAACTTCCTACTAAAAGAAAAACTTTTTTTAAAGGTGGAGAAGTTGTTAGATTAGGTTATGAAAGTGGTGATAAAGTATTAGGTTTATCTGAGTTAGAAGGAGTTAAACCATTAGAAACAAAATCAGTTGATGACCAAGTAACTACTATGATGGAAGAAGAAAAAGTTATTGTACCTGACAAGAAACCTGAAGCTTGGGAAGATGAAAAATTTATTACATATATAAAAGAAGTAGAAAATGCTCCTTTAATGAATAAAGATAAAAATTTTAAACATAAATCAGTAGAAGGTGGTACTGATACTATTGGGTTTGGACATAAACTTACACAAAACGAATTAAAAACTGGATTAGTATATGGGTATGATATAAACAATTTAAATAGAGAAGCTGTTGAAGATATATTAAGAAAAGATTTAAAAGCAAAAAATCAAATACTAATTAATTTATATGGAAAAAAATATAAAGATTTAGATTATAGAAGAAAACAAATGTTACTTGATTTTCAATTTAATGTAAAAAATTTTAAAGATAAAAATGTATTTCCAAAATTTAAAGAAGCATTATTTGCAGGAGATGAAGTAGGTATGGAAAAAGAATATAAAAGATATTATAAAAATAAACTTGGTAAGATGAAATTATTAGCTAGAAATAAGAAATTTAAAGACTTATTCTTTGTTGACAAGGACTAGAATTCCTACTATAATATAGGAAGAGTAATGCCCATTAGGGATTACTAAACTTAAATCGCTTAACGAAAGGATTAATATGACACAATACGATTTAATAAACTTTGACCCATTTAAAAACTTCTCTATCGGTTTTGATAGAATGTTTGATTCATTAAATGAGGTCTCAAGAATAAACACTTCTAACTTTCCACCATACAACATAAGAAAAGTAGGTGAAGGAAAGCATCAGATAGAAATGGCATTAGCTGGTTTCACTAAGTCTGATATAGAATGTGAGTTACAAGATGGTGTGCTTACTATCAAAGCTAAGAAAGAAGATAAAGATAAAGATAGTTTGATACATCAAGGTATCGCATCAAGAAGTGTGGTTAGAAAATTTACTTTATCAGAATATGTTAAAGTAGACTCGGCTGATTTTAAAGATGGTATTCTTAATATAAAATTATATCAAGACTTACCTGAAGAAAAAAAAGCTAAGACAATTAAGATTAAATAACACTAAGGAGCTAGGGAGTTAATAGCTCCCTAGTTACAAAGGAGAATAAATGCCATTTGAAATGATAACAATGCTTGGTTCTACTGTACTCGGTGGAGTAATGAGTATATGGTCTCAAAGTATTAAAGCTAAACAAGCTGAACAAAAGATGCTTATACAAAGAGCAGAGGTTCAACAACAAGGTTTTAAAGAAGCTAGAGAGTATGACAATGTAGGATTCCAATGGACTAGAAGAATTATAGCATTAATCGCTGTCTTTGCAATAGTATTATTACCAAAACTAATGCCTGTACTATCACCAGATACAAGTGTGATTGTAGGTTATTTAGAATTTAAACCTGCTTTCTTTTTCTTACCTGAAAAAGAAGTAATGAAATGGATAACATTATCATCTAACAGTTTAGTAATAACACCATTAGACACTAACTTAGTATCAGCCATTATAGGTTTATACTTTGGTGGTTCATTAGTAAAGAAATAATATGATAACATTAGCAGTAATTGGATTACTATTAGGTATTCTATTATGATGGAAAAAATTTTAACAATGCTTGTAGGATTATTAATTGCATTGGGAGGATGGAGTCTATCTAGAACATTTGAACTATCAACTATTCAAGCAGTACATGATGATAAGGTACAAAAACTTGAAAGACAAGTAGAAAAGTTAGAAGACCAGATGGATGACATGATGAATATGGATAAAGAAATCATAGAACAACATGAAGACTTATTTAAAAAATTAAAAAAATCAAATACAGGATACAGTTATAATTAATTTATGAGGTACAATTATGAATTACTATTTTACAGGTTGGATAATAATTGCAATATGTATTTTAACTTATTGTACAGGTCCGATAGTTAACCCATGAAAATATCAGATAAGACTTCAGTAAGTATGCCAATGAAGAATTTAATCAGCATCATTGGTGCTGTTGCTGTAGGTGTATGGGCATACTTTGGTGTAGTTGAAACTCTCAATAAACATAGTACTAAACTAGAATTATTTGAAAAAGATTTAAGTCAAAATACAGAGTTTAGAATCAAATACCCTCGTGGAGAATTAGGTCAGTCAAGTGGGGAAGCAGAACTTTTCATGCTTGTGGAACATATGGCAGGTTTAATTGAGTCTATGGATGAAGAATTAAAGAATATGAGAAACAATAAAATTAATATAGATTTTTTAAAAGAACAAGTTTCAAAACTACAAGCAGATGTAGAAAAATTAATTAGAAATGGTAATGGACATGAATAATTTTATAGATAGATTTTTTTTAAAATGCTTTGGAGGATTAGATTGGATATCAGAACAGATAGATAAACTATTTGCACCTAGATGTAAATGTAAAAACAAAAAGGAGAAAAAATGACAGAGATTGTATTTGCCCTGCTTCTTATAATGGACCATGAAATTAAGGAACACAGAATTCAAGAATCGTTATCAAAATGTTTGAAGGCAAAAAGATATGCTATGAAGGACAAAGGTACTGCAGATAGAGTAGTCTACAAATGTATTAAATCTAAAGCAAACATAGAGATATACATGGGGGAAAAGAAAATTACTTCTTTAATATTAGACTGATGAAGATAGCTTTGTTTATGATTATGTGTTCAGGATTAGCAAACTCCTGTCTTGAACCTCATAAGTTAAATACTTATGATACATTTTATGAGTGTATGACTGCTGGTTATAAAGAGTCTTTTGAAAAAACAGAAGCTATTGGACCAGATGAAGTTAATGAATATAAAATATTTATTAAATTTTTTTGTACTCCTGAGTCAGATGAAGAAGTAGAAAAACAAGAAACTAAATTAGAAGTTTAACTGTGAAAGACATCCCTTGCAATTTTTTCTAACTCTTCAGTTAGTATAGTAAAATTACTTTTACATTCCCTTAACAACGCATTAATAACACCAGCATTTTCTTTTTTAAAATGTAATGGTATCTTATCTATTGGGTAAGATTTTATTTCTGTAATGAATTGTCCTTGATTATTTATAATCAATTTGAAGCCCATCAATTCAGCTTCTTTTCTTTTAACTCTAGGTTTAGATTTAAGTTTTCGATTCTGTTTCATGCTTTTTCTTTAGTAGGTCTAAAAGAAAATCATCATCAGATTTTCCTTCCCTTAATTTAGTTAAAGGTTTCTGACCTTCTTTATATATCTCAACACTTTGTACTCGTGCAGGATTAGTCATGAATACTGGTAGTCTTTCATTATCAAAAGACTTTACCATAAAGAAACCATCATCAGCTATACCAAATGTCTGTACATTTTTTATATCAATATCATCTGTACCAACTAAACATAAACGCATATGACATTTATCTGGTGTAGGTTTTTTAGGTTTACCATCTAACCCTAATACATTACTCATTCTCAAAACTTATATCAGTACCATGTTCTTTAAGAGAAGTATATGTTCTCTTACTATAATCTTTGCTAGTAAAAGATTCACCAACTGGTTCTTCTTTATGTATAGGAGAAGGTTTATAACCTATCTCTCCACTTTGATAATCATCATCAACTAAAGCATCTACAGTTTCAGTATAGATTTCATTTAGCTTTTCATTGTTTCTTTTTATTTTCTTTTTTAAATGTTCTTTTAAATCTTCTATCTTAACAAATAATATTCTATCTATTTGTTCATGTATCCCATACATATTTAAATCATTTAATGCAGCAATAAGTCTGCGAAAACCTCTTGCTCTTTTTTCTAATTGTCTTATTTGTGCTTCTGATAAACTCATGAGTAATCCCTTTCAAGTATCATTTCAAGATAGTGAATAGCTTTTTCAATATCTTTTTGTTTGCCTTTTGCTTTATGTCTACAGATATATTTAATAGCATTACCTTCTGCAAACAACAAACCATTTTCATTTATAAATTCTGCAGGTTGAATCTTCATCTTTGAATAATGATTTCCATCTACCTGCTTACCTAATGAATCATAGGTAGTTCCTTTAAACATATCTTTATGTGTCATTATAGTGGTCCTAGTTCTTGCATTTGTTGTCTTCTTAATTGTTTTTCGGTTGGTTGTAACATAGCATTTAAATCATCTATTGTCAACTCTGGATTGCGTTTTAATTTTTTAACTATCCATTTGTACGACCAAGGTTGTAATCTAAATGTATCACCTTGATAGTAATGAGTTTGATTAGGAATAAAACTAAATACATTTTTATAATTAATTTTACTAGCTTCTTCTTTTGATAACAAAGATTGTAACCAAGCTACTAATATATGTCTAGCTTTTCTTCTAATAGGTTTCATTTGTTTACTGTTCATTTCGTATATTACTTATTACTTTATTTAAAGTTTCACATTCTTTATTTTTAGTTAAAAGTTTGTCTTTTACAATAGCTAATTCATTTTCCATTGCTTGTCTTTTATTTTTTTCATCTCTCCACATTTCTAATAATGTTTGATAATCATTATTCATATTACTCATCCTTATCTAACTTTAATAATTTAAAATTCTTTTCTCTATCAAAATATCTATAAGACATTCTTACTGGTTGAAACTTATATACATAATCAAAAACAATTTTCTCATCTAATTGTTTACAACTATAAACATCAAGCTGTACTAACGCAGGACTCATTTCATCCCATGAGTGTAAAGTTATATGGGATGTTTCTATTATAGTGACGCAAGTTAAACCTCTATTACCTTTAACTTCACAATACTTTGCATATGGACCAGCTAATATTTTCATATCAATATCTTTTATTAAACTCTTAGTCCACTTTTTCATGACCTTTAAATCTTTAGGTGGTTCTAATACTTCTGCTCTAACTAGAAGGTGTTTGTGTTTTAATTCCATCTGTAAATTCTTTTGTTATATCTTCTACCATAGGTTCTTTAATTACATCAGCTAAGAACACATTCTTATTTGAATATTTAAATACTCTTAAACCTTTACCTTTGTTTGCATCTGCATAACATTCAAACTTATGTATACAAAATTGACAACCAACTGGTATAGCTTTGTTTCCATTCTTCTCTGTCTTTAATTCATAGCATCTTTCAGGAGGTGTATCACTAGCAAGTTTAGTATTTAAATCTTTTATTAAACTTCTTGTATCAGGTTTAGCTAAGTCTTCTGGTTTGTAAAAACATATATCACCACTTGATTTATCAGCAACAAGAAAACCTCCCTTGTTAGTTCCATTAGCTGTTTCATATCCTGATAGCTGGGCATGATACCCAAAAGGGTCATCATTTATTAACTCACCATTCTTAAATTTTTTAAAACTAAAAGGTGAAGCAGACTTAACATCACATATTTCTCCATCTACTTTAGCATCTATATGTCCTTTAACATCATCTACTTTAACTTTCATTTGTCTATCTTCTACTTTATGTCCAGATAATTCTGTTAAGTATAATAGTAAGTGTTCTATAATATGTCCATATAAAAATTTTAAATTATTACTTGCATCATATTCTTTTGTTTCTTTAGGTGAATACTTATCATACCATAATTGTCTAGCTGGTTTACCTAAGATACTCATTCTTAATACACCATTATACTTTTCTTTTTTAGGTGGAGTGTTCCATGCAATCATAGCTTCCTTAATATTATTAAGAAAACTATTCATGTTCTCTTCTGTTATAGGTGCAGGATTTCCATTAGCTATATCAGCAATTAATTTTTTAATATCAGTTGCTACTGTATCAATGCGTTTCTGCCCAGTTGTTTCCAATTTTATATTCTCCATTTAATTCACATCTTAATTTTAATTTTGTACCAGCATCCTTTATAGCTTGAACTGCTAGTCTACCAAACTCTTCTGCTCTTCCTTCTTCAACTTCATATTGAAATTCATCATGTACATTTACTACAGGATAAGCTTTGATTCGTTTATTTTTAGCATATTCTTCTAAAAGAATCAAGGAAACTTTCATAACTATTGCTCCTGCTCCTTGAAGTAAACTATTTAGGGCTGCGTGTGGGTGTCTGATGATGATTTTTCTTCCATCAAGTCCTTTAAGCCATCTTCTGTTAGACTTAGCAACTGCATCCACCTTTTCTCGTAAGCTTCTAAGACTTGGTGTTGCTCTAAGAAACTTTTCTTTAACTCGGTTGCCATCTGCTTCCGAACCTCCAATGATGCTTCCAATTTTTTTTGACCCTGCTCCATAGATGAAGGCATAGATAAAAGTTTTGCTTTCATCCCTTGACCGAAGACCAGCAGCCACTTGATTTGCTGTGTGTATATCTCCATTAATGATTTCATTTGTGTATTCCTTATCGTTCATGTAGTGTGCTAACATTCTTAACTCAAGTCCAGATGCATCCACACCTACTAATTTATTTCCTTTATCAACTACCCATAATCCTCTACATTCTTTTCCATATGGTGAGTACACAGCAGGAACTTGTGCCATGTTGGGTGCTTGATGACTCATCCTCCCTGTAATTGTACCATTGGTAATTACTTTGCCATGTACTCTACCATCTTCCTTGATTGCTTCTACCCATGAGGAGACTTGGGCAATTCTTTTTTGAAGCATAAGGTATTCGTTTATTAACTTAGCTTCAGGTATATCTGTTATCTCTGATAAAACTTTTTCATCTACAATTACATGACCCTTATCAGTTTTCTTTTTAGGTTTCCAACCAAGCTTCATTAGTCGTTCACCTATCTGTTGCCTTGAACCTAAGTTAAATTCTTTATACTTAACTTTAGTAAAAGGAACTCCCTTTACATATCCTCTTGCTTTGTTATTTGATTTAGGTATAAACACTTCTTCAATTTTTAATGGAGGAAATGTTGCCCTAACTTTATTTTGTAATTCATTCATGTCTTCTTGAAACTTAGCTTGTAATCCATAAGCATTAACAACATCAATCTTAAATCCTCTTTCATGTTGTCTTTGAATTATCTTAGCAACTTCATGTTCCAACTCAACTGAATAACCAAAATCTTTTATTCTTTTAATTAAAAAATTATATAGTCTTTGTGTTAAGTCTACATCATTTCTACAATACTTTAACATATCTTCACTAAAGAAATCAAATTGTTCAAACTCAATCTTACTATGTCCAAGTTTAATTCCCCAATTTTTTAATGAGTGTCCACCATCTATCATAGGATTTAATAATCTAGATAGAACAAGTGTGTCTGTTATCTTACAATTTTTAAATAAGTCGTAGCCAAAAAATCTATTCAGTACTGGTATATCAAATCCAATTATGTTATGACCTATAACTTCTTTAGTTTGTTTTATAAACTCTTCAAACCTATGTAAATTATTTTCTTTGAATTGATAAAAGGTATCTCCATCTTTACAAACTATACACCAGATTTTATCTGCAGTTAAAGTTGTTTCAATATCGAATACTACTTTATTAAAAGTCATCTGATTGTACCTCAACTAATCTACCAGTATCAACATTATACTGAAGATTACAACAAGGTCCAGTCATTCCTGAAAATCTATTCTTTAATACCCTAACCCTCGTTGTGTTTCTAATATCTGGGTTATCATTTTGTGCGTCTCTCTCTAGTCCAATTACCATATCACTAAGTTGTCCTATACTAGCTGACCCTCTTAATTGTGATAGTGATGTTGCTGCTCCCTCTTCATGTCCTTTGCCATCTGGTCTTCTCAAATGAGACACAACCATCATAGCAACACCAGTCTCTTGAACAAGAGTTCTTAATCTAGTCATGATTTCATCTAATGCTCTTCTCTCATCACCATGACTTTGGTCTGATACAATAATACTTACATGGTCTATAACAATATACTTACAGTCTAAACCTTTAGCTAAAAATCTAACTCTTGAAACTATATTATCAATTGAGTTAGAACCAAAATGGTCAAACATAAATACTCTACCAGTACCAACTGTCTTATCAAAATAAGTTTTTAATTCTTCTTTAGCTACATGAACATCTGGTAAATGTAATCTTTGATTTGCTTCAATACTCATTAAACCTTTTGAAGTTATTACTGGTGTTTCTTCTAACATTAACAAACCAATATTATCTTTAGTAGATTTAATCATGTGATGTACTATCTCTCTCATCACTTGTGTTTTACCTAACCCACTACCAGCAGTAAATGTAACTAACTCGGATGGTCTTATACCATATGTTATTTTATTAATTCCTTCAAAAGGATATTGAACAAAAGATTGTATTGTTGGTTTAGCAATCTCATCAAATAAAATATTAGCATTTATAATTCCATCTGGTGCAAATACTTTTGCATCCCAAAAAGATTTTACATATGATTGTATTTTATTTTTAGTTAAACAATCTGAAGCATCTTTAAATTCTTTTGGTAAATGCATAATCTTACATTTCCCTGGGCTAAAAAGTTCAGCTACCTTTAATGCTCCATCAATTCCTTGTTCATCATTATCAAAATTAATTACAACATTATCAAAATTATTTTCTAACCAATCTAAACTATTCTTTATATCTTTAACTGCAGAAGTAATTCCATTCTTAATACTAACAACTGGTGTCTCATACTTATCTGTCTTAAACATTTGATAAGCTGATAGACAATCTAATTCTCCTTCAGTTATAATTATATATTTATTTTTATTAAATAAATGTTCACCAAATAAACCAGAATGTTTTGTATTACCTTGAATACTAAACTCTTTTAATTTAGTAAACCTAGTTTTAGTTCCTATCTTTGAACCTTGCTTATCATGATAAGGATAATAATGATTAGTTATATTACCCATGCTATCAATCTTAACAGATACACTATACTTTTTACAAGTATCTATCTTGATATTTCTATCAACAATTTCTGCAAAGTCTGATTGATTTGTTATTGGTTTTAATTCTTGTTGTTTACTTACAACAGTTGGTTGTTGGTCTGTATCATAGTCTCTCATATATTCTTGACATGAGAAACAGTAAGCAGAATTGTCAGCATTAACTGATACTGCATCACTACTATTACATAATGGACATGGTAAATGATACTTTACAAATCCATTTTTATTTTCTTCATTCATTTGCACCCTCATAAATTCCTTTTTAAAAATTTAAATTATCATGGTACCATCCTATTAAAATAGAAACAGTAATCATAACAATAAATAATATTAATAAATACTTAAACTCTTTCATAATAAAAAAGGACTGCCGACCAACTACAAGCCGACAGTCCTAGGAGTAGAAAAATGACAGCCATAACTTTTATGACTGCGTAACTATACTAAAATTCTTTAATGTTGTCAACACTTCCATTAGAAGTATTTCCAGATTCAACATCAAAGTCTTCTCTTGGTGTGTACTCTATTAAGTCTAGTACTTGGACAGCTTGTAGGTCTAACCCTATTCCCTTCTTACCTTTGAAGTTCCACTCATAAGGTTTATACATTACCTTAACTCTACTTCCATTACCGACTATTTTTTCTAATGGTTTCTTATCTGCATCCACTAATTGTGGTTGAGTATTCTTATCGCCATTAGCTTTACTTACTTTTCTTTTAAATCTAATTATATTAGATATTGTTTTTTCATCAACAGTTGTTTCGGCTACTGATATTCCTTGACCTTTAAAATCCTCTGCGTCTTTAGAATCAACTGCTAAATCAATTCTCCACATAGGTTCAAACTTTTCGTTTGGTCGTGTCAGAGAAGCCCAGTATGCTGTGCCTTCAATTATCGCCATATGTTTTTTCCTTTATTGTTATTGTTAAAATGGTAGTAAACCCCATAACTTTTGTGCGTAAATAAAAGTATATGTGCCTACCACTTTTGTTTTATATATTAACCAAGACATTATTGTCCTTTGTTGTTTTTAAGTTTATCATTTTTCATAGACATCTTTTAACATATCAGACCCCTCCTTGTCAACACTTGTATCATCTTTTTTTTCCTCAGAATCGCTAGTGTTTTCAAGGATTTCTGTTATCTTTTCATCTATTACTCTTTTGATTTTATGTTTCTTCTTTAGTTTAGATTCTAGTTCAGCAATTTTTTTACCCATAATTTGAGTATCACCATTACAGTTCTCAATTTGAATAAGTAATTGTTTTATCTTAGAATCTTTTTCCGAAGCCAGTTTTACTGCATCATTTTTTTCTTGTGTTAATGATGCAATAGTATTCTTATATTCTCTTATTAAATCTTTCTCACTCATTTAAAAATTTTTTCACCCCATCTTTTACTTTAATTCTATTTATTCTTTTAATTGCATTACCTGATTTAGTTAATCTTATCCAATTAACATACTCTTCTCCATCTAAGAAAGTTGGAAAATGTTTTGCTGTCCATGCATAAATTTTATTTATCCAACCTTTATGATTGTTAATAGTATCTATATGCCATACATTCTTACCACTATCCCAATCAAATCTTTTTAATACTCCAGTCTTTTTAAATCTTTCTTGTGCTTCATCACTTAGAAATGCCCAGTTAGTTATAGCATAAGCAACACCAGTAGTTTCATATCTAAATATATGATATTGATTTAAAGCTATACATGGAATTAAATAGTCAGCTAACTCTTTGTTAGTCATAAGTTTCCATATCTCTTGGTCTTTATATAATTTTATTGCGTCTTGTATATCTTTGCTCTTGTCCATAATTATATTTTATAACACCCTTCAGTAAACAATTCTTTAATAGGTATAACAACACATTTACTTGCTCTATAATCTCCTATGTTTTTTGTATGTGTCTTCTTATATTTATTAACTATCTTTTTTAATCTTGATACTCTAAAGACTAACATACAATGTTCATTGTTTTCTATTTCTAAAACATGAAACCACCATTTAGATTCTGTTTTAAATATACCACTTGGTTTGTCTCTATACTCATACTCTATTGCTATGTTGCCAGTCTTTCTCCACCAGCTTCTCTCTGTTTTAATTTCTATCTTACCACCTTTAAGTAAGTTCTCTATTCTCTTTTCTCTTATCTGTCCATACTCTAAATCTAAATCAAACTTTGTATTCTTAGCCATTGAAACTATTCCTTGTTGCTGGGTCTTCATGAAAGCTACAAATATAATGCGTCAAGAATTTATTTAGATTTTTATTTCTAAACAATTTCTTTGCGTTAGCATCTTTCAATTGGTTAAACTTTTTAATTATAAATGATGGGTCTAAGTTTGCATAGTCACAAACTAATTTGTATTGGTCATCCTCTAAAGAAAACCATGCGATTGCATCTTTGATAATGTTTTCTCTAGCATTACCCCACGCATGAATGTCAACATCAAGTCCATCCATGATTGCTCTAACTATAACACACCTATATAATAAAACACATGGTGTTATAGCTGAACCTTCACCTTGACTATAGTTTATTCCTGCTGGGATTTCTTTATTGAGTATCATATTTCATTTTATCAAACAATTTTTCCATGAGTTTTCTTTTCTTATTCTTTACAATCTTTAACTGATACTGCCTTTTCCTTAGAAGATAAGCCATTGGATTTTTTGACCTTCTCTTTGTATGTTTCTTCATTTATCTCCTCAACAGTATGTCTAGTAAGTTTAACATCTCTACTTACTATGTTAGAATAAGGACTCCATTTTAAATTCTCTTTTACTTGTTCAAGTGTTGTGCCTGAGTTGTAATAATCTTCAACGCATACATCTACATTGACCCAAGATTTTTTTAAAAAGAATTTATTACTCATTGATATGTCCTATAAAATGTTTTTTGTATTGTGAATTGCTGTCTTATTAGAAGACAGTATCTCTATTATACAGATAAACATTTGCCAAGTGAACATTGAAATAAAATATTTATTAGTCAATGATATCAATGGTTTAGACATATTTTGTTTGTTCCTTTCACCTATAAGTTGTATTGTTATTATGCTGGTTGATGTCCACACTCTAAGAAAATCTTCCAGTCTTTTCTATCTTTAAAATTACACAAATCAAACTTAGCCATTGCTTCATCTAAGTAGTGTGCATTAATAAATAAATGTAAGTCATGTTTAGTATGATGAAACATATAAACAGAATTTAATTTATCTTCTTCATGTCCACAATCTTCATGTCTTACTATTTCTTTTTTCTTTTTCTTTGTCATCAAGCTACCTCCTTTAATATTTCTATTGCTCTTGCCATTGCTGGATGTTTTTTAATATAACCTTTCCATTCTATATAACCTAACATCTGGTGAATACCATGTGATGATTTTATATTCATGTGTTTCATCATATCTTTAAATGTAGGCATATAATTATTTTCTTTTTTATATTCTTTTAAATAATTAAAAAGTTTTAATTGTCTTGGTGTTAACATATTTTTGTCTAACCACTTATAGTTACTACCCATTGTGGTACTTTGCTCCTTTCAATCTTAGTTCTCTTTCATATTTTACTTCAGCTTTTAAAAATTTTATTTCTTGTTCTAATCTGTAAATGGTTTCTTCTAAATCATGATAACCTCTATCAGATTTTTTTACTTTCTTTTTAATAGCTTCTCTTAAATCTTTACTAAATGTTAAAAGATAATCATCATCCATTAACAACATCCTTTAAGTCTTCCATTGGACTATTATCTTGATAGTCATGAGACTGCTCAAACAAAAAGTATTCTATATCATCATAGTCTTTAGCTTCAGTCATTAGCTTTGCATAATGGTCAGCACTATGTCTGTTTACAAATTGTTTTTCTAACATAAATCTATCTTGAGATTTAAATTTAGTCATAACTACATATTTTTTTATTGGTTTATTACTCATTATTTTCTCCTTTTTTTTCTTTATTAATTTTATTATGTCTTCCCATATACCATTCACTAGGTTCATAATCCCATTTTTTTCCATGATGTCCTCTTATATCTGCGTACCACATACGCAATCTTACTATTATTTTTTTCCAAATCATATTTATATATACCATGTTTTACTTTAGTTCACAACCTTTTCCCTACATATTTTATTATCAATTAAAAATTGTGCTTGTCTTCCAAACCAACCTTGTAATTTCCAAGCAACACCAGTATCAATTAAGTATTGCCATGCTCCTATCTCTTCCTCTGCAGTATCACATGGTATATAACCCTCTGCTCTACCTACTGCTTGATGTACATCATCAACCAAGTTCTTATCTAACTTCATTACTTCATACCTCCTATATAATTCTAACTCAATCCTTGAATTAAATAATTTCTTTCCAAAGATTGCTTTATTTACTCTTACTTTTCTTCCACTCATTATAACCTTCAGTCCAAGTTTTTAATTTAACTACATTACTTTTTATTTCTTCTATATCTTTTTTCTTTATGTTTAAATCAGTTCTGTTTTTATCTTGCTCTTGTTCCCAATCTAATACATTAACATCCATAGCTTTAGTATATGCTTCATGTTTATTAATTGCTCTTATGTCAACATAATATCCTACTGTTTCATAAGCCCATACTCTATATGTTTTCATCCTACTATCACTCCTAATATAAATCCTACTACAAACCAAATGATTTCTTGTCTGTAATATAAACTCCATACTTTAAACTTACTCATCATTTTTACCTCCACTTAATTGACTATAACATCTTGAATCAATTTTTTTCTCATGAAAATAAACTGTAGCAACAACACCTTTTGTTGCACAATCTCTTATTTCAAAATCAACATCATCAAATTCATTATCTAATCTCTTTAATAATTCATGCTCTGTTAATATTTTATTTATCATAGCACCTCCTCTCTTTGATAATGAGTTCTTAACTCATACTCCTCTTCATTATCTCTCTCCCATACTGCTTTGTTGTATGCATCCTTAACAACTCTCTCATCAACAAGATATGGGTTAGCATTATCTTTCATTAAATGTTTTTTAAATAGTAAAGTTTGTACATCTGGTAAACTAATATCTCTATTACCTTGTACATACCAGTATACTATCTCTTGTACTTCTTGTATCGCTTGTTTAACCTTGCCCATTTTTTTATATCCTCCTTAGTTATATTAATTGCTACTGCTAGTCTTTGTACACTCCAATGATTTTCTACTAGCAACTGTCCTACTGTTTTTCTTATCGGCATTATATTACTCCTCCTGTTTCTAAATCAAACTCTAACTTTTCAAGCAAGTCTTCTCTCAACCAGTCATAGTCATCATCTTTATTTGTTAAGTCACTCTCATTATATTCATCAGAATAAAAATCTTTTATCTGTTCACCCATAACTTCAAAGTCTTGCTTACCTTTAACTATTTCAATGAGTAGTTTTAATTCCTCTTCACTAAAATGTTTTTTAATTTGTGTTATTGTTTTCATTCATCCTCCTATATAGTACTTACCTTTAATCACATAAGGTTTTGTTTTATATGTTCTATCTATCTCCAGTATTCTCAAGTCCATATTCTTTTTAATTAATCTATGTATCACTCCAGCATTAACATCTTTAAACTTCTCTCGCAACACTTTGATTAAGTTTCTTTTCTTATACTTACCAGTCTCTACTAACTTAAACATTTCATCTGCTATCTCAGATTTAATAGAGGTAGTAATTCGTTCATCATCTTTAACATAAGGTGTTAAATCTATTTTATATTTCTCTAATAGATTATTAAAGTGTTCTTCACTTACCCAACCACAACACATAGAGGGCATACTTAAATGAGCAAGAGTTGGAAATAAACTTTCACAATCTCTAATAGTTTGTACATCATTTGTTTCATCATAAAGTTTATCTAACTTTTTAAATATATTATCATCATTAGATACATCTTTATATTTAGTAGTACTCTTATTATACTTATGCATTTGTTTCTCCTATCTTTGTTGTTGTCTTCTTATTTCTTCCCATGCTAAATCACTTATTAAACTTCTGTGATTAGCATCCATTTGATTCAAAGGTATTCTTGTTAAATCAAGAAGTCTATGTCTTTGAATTAGTCTTGTTGTCCAAGCATACAAAGTATTATTTTGTGCCTGTCTATATATTTCATTTCTTATTCTATTATTTAAAGTCATAATATTTGTATACTAAAACATTGTGTCAAAGTCAACACGAAAGTTTGTCAACAATAAGGCATATGAAATTAATTTGTATTAACATATGCGACATAACGACACACTAATACTATGTTGTATTAATGTTCTATTATAAATCTTTTTATTATAGTATATATAAATAATTAGGTTTATTAATAACAACAACATTACTATTTCTAATTATATATATAAACTAATACCAATACTTATCATAGTTCTCACTATTATAATCAACAACCTTCCATTCATCTTTTCTTTTAAAACTTTTCTTTGCAAATTCTAATGCGTCTTCTTCTTTAGAAAAGATTTGATTACTATACATTCTATATTTATTTTTTTGTTTCCAAATAATAAAGTACATTACATTATCTTTCCAGCTATCTCTACCCAATTAACATAAGTTTGAGATTTATCTTTTTCATTTGGTATATTCCAAACTCCCTCATCCAAACTATATAATCTCTCGTTATGGTGATTAAAAAAATATACCTCTTTTGTTTGTGGCATTTTCTTTAATCTTTTTATTAAGTCTTTTACTATCATTATATCTCCTCTCTCATTAATTCAAATGTAAATCTTCCAGTTTGTTTTAAATAATCTACATCATGTTGAGTTAATGATTGCTGATTGTGTATCAATGGCAACCACACATCCTCTTTCTTAGTAGTGTAGTATAAAGTTCTACCCCACTTGTTATCTTTTCTTAGTACTATATGTATTGTGCTTTGTTCACTCATTATTTATCCTCCTTATAATCTTTGTACATTTGTTTCATTTCAACTCTCAACTCTACTACTGAAACTTTTTTATTTATTAATCTATAAATTAAATCATGAATCCAATCTTCATAACTATTACCTAACCAATGTTCAACTTCTTTTCTGTTCACTAATTGTTCACTCATTGTCCTCCTTTTGTTTCTACTTTGTTCCTAACTGGTAGTGTTCCATTAATCTCTACACTATTAGAAATTTTTGTATTGTTAACTGCAACATCTAATAAGTATTCAATAGTCTCATAGTTAGATGTATGTAGTTTTTCCATATCACTTATTTTTGAAATTAATTTCCAAATAATTTTTCTAATTTCTAACTGTCTCTCGAAAACTTTATTTAGTTTTAATTTATATTGTTGCTTATTCATTTTCTTAACTCAGTCCATACTAACATTATCAATGGTGCTAGTATTATTATCTTTAAATCTAAAGGCATATTTAAAAATAGTTCTATCATTTATCCTCCAACTGTTTATGTAACTCTTCAAATTGTTCAGCCCACTTGTTCATGCTTAAAGTATTTGAATAGTCTGCAACTATATCCTCATCTGTTTCATTGTAAGGTATAAACCAAGCCCAACCTATCTGTCTTTTATGTTCTTGGTAAACTACAATCTCAGTCTCATAATCTTTAATTGCTTTTCTTATTTGTTCATAGTCTTTTGAATATTCAACTGGTGTCTCTCCAGTCTCCTTGTCATGAACAGTTATACTCCAGTTAGGTTTTTCTTTTAATAAGTATTGTACCATATTAAAATGTCCTTGCTTATACTCAACTGCTTTTGTTATGTCATCTGCTTTCATTAACCCTCCAGTTTTTTCTTCCTACCCATTGGAAGTTTTTGTAGTTTAGATAGATTAATTCCATTCTTAATCCATTCAACCATAACCTCTTTAATTTTAGGATATTTATTTTGAAAACTTTTAACTGCTTTCTTATATCCTCTACTCTCTATCTCTTCATTGATAGTTTCTGCACCTAAATTTATTTCACTACCAACAAACTTAAACATTTTTTTATCACTCATTAATCCTCCTTGATTATGTTAGTTAATCTTTCAACTTTTCTTTTTAGTTTTCTATTTTGTTTTTCTGTTTTATCTAGTTCTCTTGATAGATATTTTTCATTAGAGTTTTTTATTAATGCTCTAATCAAATGAAATAAATCCATGTCTCCTTTTTTTATTTCTTTGTCTCTACTTTCAGAATAGTAAGTCTCTTCTGCTAGTCTATAGATATCACTTGGTAATCTTCTAGTACTATCTATCTCCATATGCTTAAGATATTTATTAAGTGTTGTCATGTTCTCTCCTTCCTTATATTTTATTTATATTAATTTCAAATCTGTCTCCATTTAAATTGAAAACAAAATCTGCTTGTTCACCATTTAAAGATGTACCACTATCAGTTATTGTTACATCATCTTTAAATTTTTTTTCAACTGCTCTCTCTAATATTTTTCTTAATCTATATATATTAGATACTTGTCCAAACTCTTCACTCATTTTTTTTCCTCCTTTATTTTATTTATTTTTTATATTTGTTCTACCATAAGATTGTGTCAATGTCCACACAAAATTGTGTCTTAATCGTGGCAATACCACATTGTATTCTTATATTTTTTTGCCACTAATTCTTTTCTTAACTCCTTACTATACCAATAAAAAGATTTAAAGAATTGATTAACATCTTTTATATTTTTTAACTCATCCATTACATCTTTTATTCTCTCAACTCTATGCTCGTGTGAGTTGTAATAGTTGTATAGTTTTTCTGTTTCCTTAAATTGATTTGGTTTTGTCATACATCCTCCAGTTGTATCTGTATTAATTAATCTAAAACAAATCCAGAATAATCTGTTTTAGCTTTGCCCTTTGCTTTTAAACCTACGATTGAATTTCTTTTATCTAAAAATCTCAAGTCGTGGTTGTCTCCATTGACTACATTGTAGCCAAATTTATTTAAGTCTTCTAAATTATTTCTATATACAGCAGAAATATTTCCACCCATTTTTAATATGTTAAATGCTAAGTCTTTATTGTCTTCATTTAAACTATATGTTAGGTGATAGTTCTTAGGGTACTCACCATTAACAAATTTAATTGCTCTCTTATATATCTTAGTGTAGTCATAGAATTGTATGTTAGGAAACAATTCAAATATATTATGTATCTCCCATGATATATCGCTGGTTGTATTTAATCTAACTACTGGTATTAATTTATTTTTATTACAATACAACTCATGGTTTTTTATTTCTCTCATAAGTTGTTTCAAGAATTCAACTCTTGCTTGTATATAAAATCTGGTTCTATTTATTCTCCCAATATCTTTTTGCTTTTGATATACTGGATTTCCAGCAGTATGAAGACAAGCAGATTTACAACCTACACTTGCCATTGGACAAACATTATATCCAGATAAATCAGCAGGAGCAAGATTTAATCTTAATATTCTATAGTTCTCCAGCCCTTTAATCTTTTTATTCTTATCAGTCTTAGGGTTGCCTTCTCTAAAGCAAAGTTTATTTGGTCTCTTCCAGCTTAATAGTTTTTTCATTTTAATATTCTCCTAATATATTTATTAATTCAATTGGAATTTTAACAACCTTAGTATTATAACCATGATATCCAGATAAAGGTCTTATTCTAAAATGGTTTTTATCTTTACTTAACCCATAAAAAATACCAATTCTTAATGGTCTATAAGGTTTACCATTGTCATCATAATTTATTTTAAGCCACTCAAATTCAACTTGTTTACCATAATATTTATCTAACATTTTTTATTCTCCTATTTATTTTTTATCTATCATCATGATTAAATGTACCTTCTTGCTCATCCATTGTAGGAAGTTTTTCTACAGTTCTACCACCTCCAGTTGTATGAGTAAATGGTGTATCATTTATTATTTCTGCAACTATATTTCTATTCTCTCTATTGAATTTTATAATTGCTCTTCTCTCTTCTTTAGTTAGTCGTTCCATAAGTGTCTCCATTTATATATTTATCTCTCAACTTTTTTGTTTTACTATCATAATAGTATGAGAGTTCTCTATTAGATATTTCTATACTCTTCTTTAATTCATTTTGAATTTTATTTTTTAAAGTTTCAAAATGATTTCTAGAAGAATAATTTTTTAACATAAGATTTTTTTCTGTATCATTATAAGTGTACTCATCACCATAATTCTCATGTAATTCTATTTCAAAATTTAAAAAATCTAATGTATTATTAATTTGTTCTAATTGTTTTTTATACATTTTAACATGACTTTTATTTAAAAGTTTATCAGACTTCATACTGTTAATTGCTATTTGTTTATTGTAGTTCATAGTTTATTCTCCTATTAATTGTTTTCTTTTTTCTTGGTTTCCAGCTTTGCTTGTTTGTTTTTCTTCTAGTACTTTTAACTCTCTTCTAACTTGCTCTAATACTACATCCCATATTAAACCCAGTTTGTTTTCTTTAGTCCAGTAGTTAGGTGTCTTTATATAATTAGTCCACTTATCAACTAAAGGAAATTGTTTTGCAAATGCTTCAATCTCCCATGGTCTATTTTTATATTCAATAGCTTCTTGTACTCCCATTTCTTTTTTCTCCCAACGATAGTGTACTTGATTGTCAGTCTTCCATATTCTTTTATTTAATTGTCCAGTTGCATATTGTTTTAAGTGTACTAATTCATGAGCAATAGTTTCAATTATATTTAAAAAACTCATATCAATTCTTATATACATTTTTGCATTTCTTATTGGTACTGTTTTTGAAGTTGCAGATGTTAACAAATAACCAACTGTTTGTTTATCAAAGTGAGATTTTTTTCTAAAATAAACTCTTAATCTTAATTTATTTTTTAAATTTTTAGAAATCAATTGCTCCAATGTAAAGTTTATTAAATGTCTATACACTAATTCATTTATATATTTCTCTCCAGTTCCTATATTTCTTTTATGATATAATATTAATTTTTTCATAGTGTATTATCCTTGCATATTTATTTGTTTATTTTTTGTTTAGATTGTGGCAGAATTAAGTTAGTTCCACCACAACTTAAAGTTGTATTAAAGTATTTTATCTTCGTTAAAATCTGCTCCAGTTCCAGCTATATTTAAATCAGTCAATATATATTCTCCAGATTTTATTTTTTGTTCAGTTTGTTTTTTATTCTCATTTAAAAATATATTTCTATATTTGCCAGTAGTTTTTGAGTAATCCCATTTATTAATATCTAGATATGTTTTACCACTATCTATTTTAACAATGGTACTATTATAACTTTGAAATATACTTCCATTATCGGTGTATATTATAAATTGATTTGCTATTTTATTTCCTTTATTACTTACCATATTTGTAACTGTAGTCATTTTTTATTCTCCTATTTTATTATTATTTATTATTATATTTATCTATTATTTCATTAGTTGCAGATATTCCTAGATAAGCGAAATAACCTACAATTATAAGTTGTATTATGATAAAATATATCATAGTTTTTTTTCTCCTATTTTATTGGTTGTTTTCTTTTTGGTCTATTTTTTGTACTTTTTTACAAGCTTTCAAAATTTTTTCCAAGTCTTTAATTTCAAATGCTCCTAAAATTTTACTTAATACTTGAAATTGATATTCAAAGTTTTCAATTTCTCTATATTTAACATCTATTTGATTAATTAATATAGTTTTTTTTGGTGTTTTCCATAACGCCATAGTTTCTACTCCAAGTTGTATAGATTAATTAAAATCTATGGTTGATAAATCTAGCTTAATTAAAAACTAGATATTATAATGACTGTATCTATTCGATTTACCACCATGAATTGAAATTCCTAAATGATTGTAAATTGAACTTTTAACAGGTTTATAATATTTACTAAAAATAATCGGATTAGCTTTTTTTAATTTCTTAAAATTTCTCCAAGCTTTACGATTTTTAAAATATTTGTAATAATTATTTTTTGTAATTTCCATAAAAACCAGTATACACAAAATAGAAGTTAAATTAAGGCAATATACAAAAATAGTTTGCCACAATTAAAAATAAATTAATGAGCAAAATCAAGGATAATAGACGAATAAAGGCAAAAAAGCCATAAAGTTAGGGCAAATAAATTAAAATAAGGCAAATAAAATAAGGGTTTTTGCCAAAATAAAGCAAATCAAAAAAGATTTATAAAAGTTTTTAGAAATAAAATAAAAAGATTAAGCAATATAATTTGTATAAATTTGTAAAAATGGGTTATCAACAGAATTAGTAAATTCAATAAGATAATGAAATAAAGCTAATTATATTTA